CCGCTGGATTGAGAAGGAAAAGCAGAAGATTTCCGTGCGCACGGGCCGCAAGCTCAGCCGCGATACCCTCTGGACGCACCAGGCCGTGCGCGATGAAATCAAGGACTTTGGCGCGGCCACCAAGCTGGTCGTCACCTTCGAGGGCCTCAACCAGGAGTTTTACGACGGGCTGCGCGACTACATGCTCGGCACCCGCGGCCGCAGCCCGCGCACGTTCAACACCTACGTCAAGCGCCTGCGCTCCTTTCTATTCTGGGCCGAAAACCAGGGCCTGCCCGTGCCGGCGCGCATTAGCAAGGTGCTGCGCCTGGCCCAGAGCTACGTGGGCGTGGAGGCGCTCACCCAGGCCGAGCTGCTGCGCATAGCGGCCATCGACTTTACCCTGCCCACCGTGCAGGCCTACCTGGCCAGCAGCTTCCCCGAGCCCCCGCCCAAGGCCGCCGGCCGCGGTGGGCGTAATGCCCTCACTTCGGCCGACCACGCGCAGCGCACGCAGTGGACGCGCGACCTCTTTTTATTGTGCGCCTACACGAGTCTCAGACACGCCGACGCGCAGGAGCTGGGCTGGCAGCACGTCTTTCCCGAGCAGGAGCTGATTAAAAAGCTGCTCAACAAAACCAACATCACGGCCCTCATCCCCTACCTCGACGACGACGTGTTCCGGCCCGTGGCGCTGCTCGATAGCTACCGGCGCCTGGGCGAGGGCGCCACCTGCCTGCCCTTCGTGCGCGACCCCTGGAAGTATCTGCCCCACGTGGCGGCCTTGGCCCGCATCACGCGCCTTAAGCTCGGCCTGCACGTGGGCCGCAAGACCTACGCCACCCTCAAAGTGTACCAGGGCATTCCCAAGGCGCTCGTGATGCTGGCCACCGGCCACCAGACGGAGGCGCAGTTCAACGAATACTTGGGCATCAACGAGGAAGAATTAATTGCCTCGCACCGGCAGACCGCCCGCCGACTGCCTCAGAAAGCCCAAGGACTTTAGCTTTTTCTGTGGCAGTTTCTGTGGCAAACCTACCTGGAATCTAACTGGACTAGGCTGGGGCTGGCTGGTGGAGTACCCCTAAAATGTGCCCTGGGGGCCATTTAAAGCCAGTCAGCCACTGTAGAGCAAAAAAAAAGGTCGCGCCACCCGGCGACAGTAATAATGCGCTCAGTGGCCTTTAAAGGGCCTTTTTGTCAAAAACAGGTGCAAAAACAGGTGCATACCCTACCGTACCTGCCCGGCAGTTCGGTCTTCGATGCGCTCATTGAGGCGCTGCTCTATCTCGGCCGTATCGTCTTGGTCCCAGCCGATGTACTGCCGGCTGGGCAGGGCACGAATCGCGTCACGGGTTTCGCGCAGCAGCTGCACCAGCTCCTGACCATCGGCCCGGGCGCTCGTGGTACTGGGCGCAGCCGGCGAGCCGCCGAAGGTGCCGCCGTCTTCGTAGTAGCCCTCGCGGGGGCGCACGGGTGCCCCGCCGCGGTGCAGGCTCGTATCAATCAGCTCATCGACCAGGTGCTTGTTGTTGGCGTAGGTATCGCGGGAGAGAATCATGTACGCCTCACCCCGCTCCCACTCGCCCAGATGCTGCCCCGTGGCCCCATCGACCATGCGGATGCCGCCGCCGCTGTGGCGCTGGCCCACGTCGGCTACACCGGCCGTGGGGTTGATGCGCCCACCAGTAGCGTATTGTTTCACACTACGCGCTGCCCGGCCGAAGAAACCGCCCTTCTCAAACTCAGGAATGGGAGTGGCTACAATCTTGCCCACCTGCAAGGCGCCTAACACGCCCGCCGCTGCCATCAAAGCCGGATTAGGGAATGCTTCTACCACGTTCACCGCCGTTGTAATAACAGCCTGAGCAATCTTAGCAACTTTCTCTTTCTCAGCAGCCTCTTTCTTAATCTGTCGGGTTTTCGCATCGTAGTTGGTCTCAATCTCCGACTTGGCAGCCTCATAGCCCTCCTTACTGATTCTGCCCGCCTTGTACTCTGCCTCTAGCGAGGCCAAGCGCTTTTTCTTGTTAGCCTCTTCTTTCTTTAACTCAATGTCGCTGAAATCCTTGAGCAAGTCCGACGCGAATTGAATCTTCTCGTTCATGTAGCCCATTTGCTCGGCAAAATCCGACTTCCAGCGGTTTTTTTCGTCGTCCGCAAACTGGTCGTTTAGCTCTTTTCGCTTCGCCCGCGAGTTGGCAAATAGTGCTGACTGGGCCTGTTCAAATTCCTCAGTCGTAATGAGCTTGTCTTCCAACAGTTTGGCCAAGCTGTCTTGCTCCGCCTGCTCCTCTTTATTGAGCCTGCCCATTTTCTCGGCCAGCTCCTGCGCAGCAGCGTCCTTGCGGTCTTGCTTGGTAACACCCTCTCCTCGCAGCTTACGTGCCCGATTTAGTTGGTTGGTTTCCTCCTCCATATCAGCGATTTTATCCATCACCTGCTGGTGGTAGACTACCCGCTCATCCTCATTTGCCTTATGGTCGGCCAGGGCCTTACTGTCGATAAGCCCAGACTTTACCGCGTAGTCTTTATCCGTCGCCAGTAGCTTTAACTTGGCCTCTCTAGCCGCGATGTCAATTTCCGCATTTTTGCGGTCGAACTGATTTTTAATCAGTTCGCTATTCATCTTCTCAATTTCCAGCTCAGCCAAGCCAGCCTTCACAGTCGCCGCCCGACGCACCTCCAGCACATCGGCGGCGAGTTTCTGCTCAATGAGCTGGCGCTGCTGGGCTACCTGCTCGGCCGTGCCCTTGGCAGTGGCCTGCTCTTTTTCGGCGGCGGCCGTGAGCTGCTGGATGCGCTTCTCGGTTTCGTCGGTCAGTAGCCCAGCCTTGAGGTCAGCAATGCGTTTTTCGACCTCTACCTGCTCTTTGGCGTGTTTCTCGGCCTCCGCGAGCTGTTTTTTCTGATAGTCCTCGTCGAGCTTACGAATCGCGGCCGTGGTCTCAGCCCGAATCACCTTGCGCTCAGCCGCTGTTTTCTTCTCATCCACCAACTCGATGTCGCGCTTAGCGGCCACATCGAGCTTTTTGAGGCGCAATTCCTCGGCCGAGCCACTGGCCACCAAGGCCAGGGCGGTGCGAATGTTGGCCTCACGGTCTTTCAAGGCCTCTAGGTCCATCTTCTTGGCCGCATCGGCGGCGGCCTTCTGCTTGGCCCCGGCCCCTACGCGGGCGGCGGCCTTGTCGTAGGAGTCGGCCGCGGCCTTGGCGTCAGCGTCCGATACGCCCAGCAGAGCCACTTTATCGGTGCTGATGGCCCGCGTGAGCGCCCCCTTGTAGTTCTGGCCCATCTCGGAGCCAGTTTTCTTCACCGCGTCCACCAGTGCCCGCGCCCCGTCGTTATAGCCTTGCTTGATAAGGCCGAAGTCGAGCGTAAACACGCCCTTTATCACCTTGCCAGCAGCTACCAGGTCGGCCACCAGAAAGCCCAGCGTGTTCTTGATAATTGAGTAGGCATTCTGGAAGCCCGCCCCCAGGCCCTGCACCACCAAGCGCACGGCCAGCGAGTTGTTGTAGAGGTCGATGAAGTAGTTGATGAACGCGCTCAGCGGCCCCTTACTCTCGCGCAGGAAGTCCAGAAACCGCCCGGCCGTGGTGAGCAGCAGCACGAACACCGGGCGCAGCCCCTTGCCTATCTGCACCTCCAGCTGGTCTACCTGGTCGCCCAGGTTCGAGGTTTGCCCCTCGAGCGTTTCCGAGATAGAGGCCGTGGAGCCCATCACGCCGTTTAGCTCGCCGAAGCTTACCAGGGCGGCGTTGATGGCCGTGGGCGTGTTGGCCACGGTCTTGGTTACGCCTTTGAACGAGAGTTCCACTTGGTCGCCCGACTTGCTGGCCTGGATACCAAATTCTTTGAGGCGCTCAAACTCGCCGGTCCCAGCGTCGAGCACGGCCTCGGTGAGTTGGTCGAACGACTTGCCCTGCGAAGCGGCCACGTCGGCCAGCTTCTGCATTTCGGCCGTACTGGGCACAATGCCCCGGTTGACGAACTTGACGTAGCTGGCCGTAAGCTCATCTACCGAAAACGGCGTTTTTGCCGCCAAGTCGGCAATCTGCTGCATGGCGTACTGCGCGGCCGACTTGTCGCCCAGGGCCGTGGTGAGCACCGCCTCGAAGGTCTCGAACTTGGCCGTGGTGTTGAAAATCTCCTTGCCCAGTTCCTTCGCCCCCTCTACCACCGCCTCCACGCCCAACTGGATGCCGGCGAAGCCCACGGCTTTCTTGACGAAATCACCAAAGCCGCCGCCGGCTTTGCCCAGGTCGTCCTGCACGCCCCGTACCTCTTGGCGCAGCTGCGAGAGGCGGGTATCTACTTCTCGCAGCTCGCGGCTTTTATTGATGAACGACTCGGTACCCGGCACCAGGTCTTTGATGTCGCGGTTGAGCTGCTTACTGAGCTTGTCGAGCTGGCTCATACTCAGGCCGCTCAGCCCGATTTCAGTGCGTAGCTCACCGATGCGCTTGTTCACCTCGCGCAACTCCTTGTTGGCGGCGATGTACTCCTCCGTGCCGCGCTTCATTTCCTTGAGCCCCTGCTGGAGCACCTGGGCCTTGCGGGTCAGGTTGTCGAGTTCGGTGCGCGACTGCGACCCGTCGATTTCCAGCTTTATCTGGACGTTATCCTGTCTGACGTTTGCCATTAGATGTTGATGCTAGCGGCCAGGTGCGTGCCGGTGGCCGCCACGTAGCGCGTGGTTACCGCGTCGATGAAGCGGTTGATGGATTGATAAAAAGTCTTGGCAAACCAGGTCTTGGGCTTCACCTCGTCCTTGTCGCGCAGCTTGGCGCGGGCCAGGCCCCAGGCGATGCGGTTGATGGCCCGCGAACTGACGGGCAGCACCTTCGAGCGGGACGTGTAGCCGGGGATGTACTCGAACTTGCTCAGGCCCACCTTTTTCACGTAGTCCTCCAGCGCCTCAATGGGCGGGGCCTTGGTGCGGGTGATACCCTTCATGTCCTTGATGCGGCCGTACTGGTGGAACAGCACGCCCATGCTGGCCACGTGCTGCGCGCTGGCGGCCACTACCTGCGACTGGAGCGAGTCGAGCAGGTCACTGGTCAGCACCAGCCCCTTGGCCTGGATGGCCGCCGCCAGCAGTTCCAGCGCCCGGGCGGCGTAGTCGCCCACTTCCTCGTCGAGGATGCGCTTAAACTCGTCTTGATAGTCTGCCATGTGCCCAAGTTGGCAGAATCGGGCAAGCAGGGGTAGGACGGAAAAAAAGAAGGCTCGATGCAACGGTTTTAGGGTGCCCCTGGTCTACCTTGCGTCAGCCTTCTTTCCTTTTTCCTCAGCCCATGTTTCCTCGAATCTTACTCACCACTAGTACATTGGCGAGCTTAATATCCCTGACCAGCTTCGCTCAGAGCACTTCCTCTACCCCGCGCTTCTACGTGGGCCTTAGTGGTAATCAGCTTTCCAACGCGCCGTTTAACGGGAATGGCCCGGCTCCACGTCTCATTGGGCCTGCCTTTACGGCCGGTATGCAACTAACCCCTCGCTTAGCAGTGCAGACGGGCCTGTCTTATCACTGGCAGAAAGAATTCTTTGGCTCTTATGAATTCAGTAGTTATCCCGGCGGCACCGGCTCAGGTACCGTCGATATTACGCAGCACGCCAGCTACTTTATAGTTCCCGCACTGCTACGATTTACCGCTACCGCCCCTGCCGCACGTACTCATTTCGATATTGTGGGCGGCGCGACCATCGTACACGCCAGGGGGAGCGTTACTTACGAAACGACCAGTGGCCCCGTAGACCCGGCGCTGCGGGACCGCAGCAGTTCCAATACCCGGCTCAACGTGACGCTGGGGCCAGCCGTACGCGCTACCCTCTCTCCTCACTTGGAGCTAACGGCCACAGGCCTGCTAAGTGCCGTGGTAACCGAGGATTACTACCGGTTCAGCGACCGGCTCTTCTTCAATACGTCACTCGGGCTCAACTATACCTTCGGTCAGCGCTAATACCGACTCGCCCGCCAGGGCAACCACCTGCGCGGCACTAGGTGCTGGGTGAGCAGCTCCCATCCCACCACCCCGCCGACGGCCACCAATACAAACACCCACCAGGGCACGCCGGCGTGCTCGTGCGTGCTCGTGGCCACGGCGCCCGGCCCGACCGCTGCCGTGCCCTGGCGCTGGCCAGCCTTGCGGGCATCGGTAGCGGTGCTGCCGTGGGTGGCCACCGGCGCGGCGGGGCGGTTGATGGCTGTAGCACCGGGGGCGGTGGCCACGCTGCTGTTTTTGATTTTGGCCGGCCCCACGCCGGCGCGAGCCAGGTTCTGGGTCTGGGCTTTTTGCCACTGCCGGCGCTGTTTGGCACTGGAGCTGGGCGGGGGCGGCACCAGGTAGGCCGGCAGGCCGGTGTAGTCGCGCGGCAGCCAGCCAGCCAGCGCGGCCGAGTCGAGCTGCTGCACGCTGGCTGGGCTAGCGAGCAGCGGGGGCACCCCGGCCGGGGCAGCTGAGCGGCTGCTAGTGCAGCCAGTGGCCCCCAGCAGCAGCACGAGCAGCAGCAGGCCGGCCACGATGGCGGCCGAGAAGCCGCCGCAAAAACAGGCGATATCGCGTTCTTTTACAAGCATAACGGTAGGACTAAGACAGGTAGAGCGCTGCTTCAGTGGCCCGGCGCGTGGTGAGGCCCTTGCTGACTTCCTTCAGCTTGGTTTTGGGATTGGTGACCTTGTTCCAGGCCCCGAAAGCGGCCGTAATGGCCACCTTGTCGGTACTGCCGGCGTTGGCCAGGCGCAACACGCTCGACTGGTCGAAGCCCCCCGTGCCAATATTGTAGGTGAACGACACCAGGGCATCGAACTGGTTTTGGGTAGCGACGCGCTTGAGGCGGCGCGCCACGTGGGCGCCGTAGAGCTGGGCCACGTCCTTTTCCAGCAGCTGGCTGGCTTCGGGCTCGGTGAGCGTGGCCGTGTGCAGGTACGGCTCGGTGGGCAGAATCACGTGGCCGTAGCCAATCGTGGGCTTGCCAGCGGGGCACAGGTAGCGGCGCGGCATAAAGCGCTCTTCCTGTTTGATAAGGGCCAAGCCCTTCGCAGAAATTTTCATCGGTTGTTTTTCTCGGCTGCGCGCCGGCTGCGGGCCTGTTTGGCCAGGTTGAACAAGACGGTGTGCAGCTGCGTGTGCGTGACCTGGTCGTAGGTGCCGTAGATGCCGCGCTCTGCCAGGTCGGCCAGCAGCTCCAGTAGCTCGGTGCCGTCGCTGGTGGGCCGCTTGGGGGCGGGCTGGCCAGCCACCGGCGCGGCGGGCTCCTGCTTTTTGAACAGGTCCTTGTAGGCGGTGTGGATGAAGCGCTGCGCGTGCAGGAAGTGGTGCAGCACCACGATTTTGACGCCCAGCGGCGCATCGGCTAGCTCTGTGGCCCGGCCCTCGGCCAGCTTACCGTTGTAGCGCTCGCGGCGCTGCCCGTCCCAAGCCGGGTCTTCCTGCAGCGCGGCCAGGTCGGGATGCAACGGCCGGCAGAGCGTGGCCACGAGCTGGTCGAGCGCGGCAACCTGCGGCTTGGTGGGGTGGGCAAACTGGTGAAAGAACACCGTGGCCATCGCGTACTCGATAGCGACGGCATCCTTCAGCAGCGGCTCCGGCAGGGCGTAGGTGCGGCCCCGGTGGGTAAACTCGGCTACGCCCTGGGTGTCCAGCTCCGAAGTCCAGGCCCAGCGCACCAGATCGAGCAAGTCCCAGAGCTGCCCGGCCGTGAGCCGGCGCACGTCCTTATCGCGCAGCTTGGGGCACCAGGCCCGCAGCACGGCGTGCCGGCCGGCTACGGTATCCTGGCTCAGGTAGGGCACGGCGGCAAACAGCTGGTCGGGCGTTAGCTCGGCCCAGCTGCCGGGCACCTGGTAGGGGCGGTCGGCGAGGCGAAAGGTGCGCATCAGGCGGCGGGCTCGGGTTCGGGGGTGGGTTCGGGGGCGGCCTCCGGGGCAGGCACCGGTGCCTCGGCTTCGGCGCGGGCCGTGATACGCTTGCTAAGTAGTTCAGCTACACCACTATCAACCCAGCCCAATTTGCCCAGGCTGATAATCAGGCGGCGCATATGCACCAGCACGAAGGGCGCGAGCACCAGCTGCGGGATGAAAAACAGGCCTTTCTCGTGCTCGCCGAAGCCGTGGGCGAAGGACATGAGCACCGTGTAGCCCACGATGCGCAGGGCCAGGTTGCGGGGCCGCAGGCGCTTGCCCTCGACCAGATTGTTGGTGAGCACGTCGAGCACCACCAGCACCAGCAGCAGGTAGTAGCTATAGGCCGGCGACCAAATATGCTTTTCGACAAAGCCACTTAGACCCGCCGCCGCGATGGCCAGCAGCTGCACGAACTCAATCGTGAGTAGAAAGCGCAGCATCAGACTACGAAGCTTTTAGAGCCGGTATTGTCGTACAACTCGGCCGACACCGTAGGCTCGGTGGGGCGCTGCTCATCGAGGTAGGCGGCGAGCTTGGCTTGCCACTTATCCGCGTTGGCCGTGGCCTGCTGGCTGAGGTTGGATATCGCCTTCTCGTCGGCCGCCAGGCGCTGGCGCACGGCCTCGTTATCGCTAAGCAGGCGCAGGGTGGTGCCGGTCAGGGCTACGCTCATGCTCAAAATGCCCTGGGCGAGCGCCCGGTGAGCCAGCACGGGCCGCACCAGGCCCAGCAGCTTCTTCGTGGCCGCGGAGGGCGGCAGGCCGCTTTCCAGCCCGTCGCGCAGGTCTTCGAGCAGGGTTTCGCCCAGCAAGTCGTTGATTTCAAACTCCTCTACCTGCCGAAGCGTGGGCAGCAAAGCCAGAAAGAAGCGCCGGCTGTAAGCCGTGGCCAGGTACATGCCCAGCTGCGCAGCGTTGGCGATGAGCAGGCGCGAGCGTGAGCGGTACTCTTTCGAGTCCAGCTCCTGCACGTAGTCGGCGGCGTGGTCGTCGAGCCAGGCCAACGCCAAGTCGAGCAGCTTATCGGCCGTGGCGCTGGCGGCTTCGATGAAGTTGTTGTACACCCACTGGCGCGAAGGGGCGGCACCCGCCGCCTGCTGCTCGTTCACGCCTAAATCGTTCATGCTCACGGCCAGCAGCGGGGCCGCTTCGAGCACCACGTAATGGGCCAGGGCCGGGCGCAGCTGCTCGCGCAAGGCTACCAGGTGCGCCGGTGGGTTCAAAGCAGGCAGGTTGCCCAGCTGGTGCACCAGGCCCGCGCCCAAGCTCGGAGCCAGGTGCAGCGCCTCGGCCGTGGCCACGAAGCCAAGCAGGCTCGTGGCCTGGCTCTTATGCACAGTCGAGAGGCAGGCTTTTAATTCTTCTACAGTATTGAATAACATAGCTTTATTGGCCTTGATTAGCGGTTTTTTGCTGCCCTTTAGGGTTTTCGGCGATGGTGGTGATGTCCACGTCCACGAAGCCGAAGCGATGCGCTGGGTTGAAGCCCATGATTTTGTGGGCCGCCTGGAAGGTTTTGAGCAGAATCTTGCGCTTCTGGGGCGTGCGCATGGCGATGTGCAGCTGGTAGCTGATGCGCTTCTCGCTGCCCGAGCCGCCGAGCTTGCTGCCCGTGTCGATGCCGGCTAGGCTCGGGTCGATGCCGTGGCCCGACGTGTGGGCAATGTTGGCCTGCTGGTTGACGGCCGTGTAGGCGTCGTCGCTCATCTTGTTCTCGATGGGCACGATTTCCCAGCCTGGCAGGGGCTTGCCGTTGGCGTCGGTCATGTACTTGCTGACGAACACCTTATCCGTATTCTCTACCCCAGCCAGCATCTCGTTCATGTTGGCCATGAGCTCTAGCTCGGCCTTCTTGCGCTTGTCGGGGGTATCGCCGAACTGGTCGAAGTAGCCGGCCGGTATCTTGATGTGGTACTTGACGTTGTAGCCGTTGTCGAGGCCACTGTTGTGAAAGCGCGGAATCTTGTTGCTGGCCTTCGTCCACTCCCGCGTGCCCCAGTAGGGCGGAATGTCGTAGTACTTCTGGCCCGGCGTCCAGTCGCGGCCGTGCAGCACGAACTCGCCGTACTTGCCGGGGTTGAGGCGGTCGAAGGCGGGCAGGATTTTGGCCTCCGACGCTTTGAAGTTGCTGAAATCGTGGTGGAAAGCGTAGCGGTCGGGCTTTGACTTGGTTGTGACCAGGGCGCGGCCGATGGTGCAGTCGAAGCTTTGGATATCCTCCACGTAGGTTTTACTCGCCAGCGTGAACACGCTGAAGTAGTTGGCGAACGTTTCGAGGTTGAAAGCCAGGCTTTGCAGCGTGGAATCGCCATCAATCGACTCAAACCAGTCCTCCATTTCGGAATCGAGCACCGGCTCCACACTCTCTTTCCCCTCCACGATGGTGCGCTTAAACACGCCCAGGCGTGAGCCCAGCACCAGGTCGCGGCCCGTGGTGATGAGCTGCGGCTTGAGGTGGTTGTTGTGCACCAGCTCCAGCATGCGCTGGGGTTGCAGGTTGTCCGCGCCCCAGGGCGCAAGCTTGAGGCCGCCGCTGCTCAGCACCAGGCCGCCGAAATTCACATCCTGCGCCTTATCGCTGCTGGTGAGTTCGACTAGCGCTTTCGCGCCGGGCAGGATATACAGCCCGCCCTCTAATTCTTTGATATCGCGTGCTTTCATCGCTTACCCGTGCAGAATGCGCCGGCCGTTGTACTCCGTGAGCAGGTTGATTTTGAGCGCGAACGCCTGGCCCGTGGCGCAGTCCACGAGTTGCAGGGTGCCCTTCTCCTTGACCTTGTAGCGGAAGGCGCTACGGCCCTCGGGGCCGGCCGTGCTCAGGCCGCCCACGCCCGAGAGCCCGCCTTTTTTCACCGCCGGCTTGCTGCCCTTCTGGGCGTTGGTTTTGAAGTAGCCGATGGAAAAGGCCAGCGGCTGGCCGTTACCGTCCGGCAGCTCTATCTCTGCCAGTACCGTCCGAATGTGAATGAGATTCCGTTGCATGGAACTCAAATTGCCACTTTCGCCCACCGGCGCGTAGGACGAAAATAAATTATTGCGTGTTGGCGAGGCAACTAGCGGAAAACCAGCCAGAACTCGCCGCCAAAGTCCCGAATTTTATTGCGTAACCCACGCGGCCGTGCGCGCCCTTTAGCAGTTGGCAATTGCCAAAGTGGCAATTTTTGAGGGATATATGAATGACCCCTGCGGGGTGAGCGGGCAATAAAAAGGGCCCTGACGCTAGTGTCAGGGCCCTTTCTTATATTTCACAGGTGGCAATTGCCACTATTCATGAGGACTGTATGAAAAAGATAATGTCAAATACTAGTTAATCTAATAATCAATATCTTACTTTGCTTCTGCAGTATCATTTCCCACCATCCTTTTCTCTTTTCCCTATGCAGAAGCTTACTGCTCTGTTATTGCCCTTGCTCGCAGGGGCCTTTTCCGCCACGGCCGCACCCCGGCCCCTACCTGCTTCCCCGACCTGCGCGCCGTGGGAGTATGCCCTGCTCAAAGCAAAGCCAACTATTCACCTAGTGGCCTTAGCTAACCGCCCCACCAACTGCCCTAGCTGGGGCGGTTCGTTTTACTCCCCCAATAGTGGCAACGGGACTTTCGTGCCCGTCTGCGGGCCCGGCGGTAATAACAGCACCAATGGCTCTAGCTGGGCTGTTTTTTCTTTCTACCCTGGCCATTACGATGGGTATACGTACACGCCCGAGTTCATTGGCAATCCCTACTACACGTGGCAAGAGATACCCGACAACCCAGGGGTTTGGCGCGTTGATGTCACGGACCCCGCCGGGATGAATGATGTGCTAACCATTATGATTACGCAGACCAACCCGCAAGGTATCACCTCGGCTCCGCAGGAATTTACCTTGACTTTCAACTAGTTGCTTAGACACCGAGCAAGTAGTTAACTCCAAAAAGCCCCACCGTAGATACTGCCGGTGGGGCCTTTTTTGGGCTTAGCTTCGACCCAGGAAGTAGACGGGCTCATGCACTTGGGCCTGGCCGAAGAGGTGGCCGTACTTGCGGTACACGATGTTGTCGAAGCAGTCGCTCAGGTGCGTCGCGCGCTCCTGGTCAATGCTGCTCTTCTCGCTGTTCTTATTCTTCGTCCAGTCGGGGTTGATGGGCGACTGCTGGATACTAATGATAAGGTACTTGCACTTATTGCGGTTGAAGCGCATCACGGGCAGGCGCGGGTTAGTCTCGGCCAGCAGCTGGTTGATGGCAATGTGCTTGAGGCGATGGTCGGGGTCTAGGCCCTGCACCATGAGCACCGACGTCCACCCCGCTGCCGCCAGCTGCTGCTGGATGGTTTGGTAGAAGGTGAGGTTGCTGCCCACCTGCTTGTTGTTACCGTTGCGGTCGCCATAGATAACCACGTGCTTGCGCTCGTGGCTCTCGTAGGTAGCAAGGAACTTGCTCACCAACGCATCGAGCACGGTGGTGGCACTTTGCTTGACCCAGAGTGCATCGAGCGAGCGAAACTCATTGCCAATCTCCTGGCATACGATGACTGAGGTAAAGGCCGCGTTAAAGTCAAACGATAGCTCCAGAGGCAGCGTAGGGTCGCGGTCGCTATCAAGGGGTAAGGTTAGCCCGGTCTTATCGTCGTAGGTGTAGGTGAAGGTTTTCCATACCCCGTGCTTCTCCTCGTTAAAGCTGGGATAGAAGGAGTTGGGTAGTTTGGTCAGGCGCTTATTCATTACCTCCACGTCCCACTCCAACGGGGTCATGCCATTACGCAGGTTACGGAAGTACTCTTCCCCCAGCGCGTCGGCATTATCATAAGCAGTGGATTCGAGGAAGAATGCCTTATCTGGTTCTAGCTTGGCCTGGTCTTCGGTCTTAAACACCCACTGCCCCGAGGGCAGCCAGGGCACCGACGTGTAGTCGCAGAATACCCGGTGGTGTGGATTATTGAGAAAACGATAGGTATTGCCCCGAATCATGGGCCGCAGAATCTTGTTCACGTGTTCCTCCTTCATGAGCGCCGACTCGTCGATGTGCCCGAAGTCGTAGTTACCACCGTGGCGTACTGTCCGACTACCCCTTGGCTATCCACCGTCGATGTGCCCGAAGTCGTAGTTACCACCCCTGGCCAGTTCCGCCCTATCCATGCTCAGCATTTGGATGGTGTAGCCATTCAGGAAGCTAATAACGTTCTCGTGGTTGCTGGGGGGCTGGTGGGGCTTAATCCAGTCAGAAGGCGGCTTCTTACCCTTCACGTAGTGCCCAAAGCCGGTTTTGGGGTCGTACTCGCGCAGGCCGTGGGCCTGCCAGGCCGCCTCCATCGCCGGCACCGTGTTGCTGGTGAGCTGCGTGTAGGTCAAGCCCGCTAAGAACCCCTTAGCCCTAGGCAGGTAATTCATTTGCACCCGCGTCTGGTGGCCGGCCACGGTGGTCTTGCCGGAGCCCCGGCCGCCCACGAAGCTGCGGCGCTGTTGAGTAGCGGCCAGAAATTGCCGTTGCTTCTCGTTGACGTAAACACGCCGGGCTGGAGTCTTATTCTTCATCACCGTCCTCAGTTACGTCTTCAAATTCAGTATCTTCCGTCTCCTGCTCGCGCAGTACTGCGGGGTCAGTGCTGAAGCTCATCGGCACGGGGATTAGGAAGGCTTTCGGGTCGAGCACCGACTTATCAGCCTCGAATAGCCCCAGCAGCTTATCAGCATTCTCCTGAGCGCGAATCGCGGCCCCGATATCGCCCTGCTTGCGCGCCAGGTTGGCCAGCAGCTTGTAGTTCTCGTGCGAGATGGTACGCTCGCCCTTTTTATCGACCTCTTCGATGCTGCCATACAATTTGATGCTCTCGCGCACGATGGAATAGAGTTGCGGTTGGCTCAACTCGAATTCCTTCTCCAGGGTGGCAATTACCTGGTTGCGGCCGAAGCCTAAGCAGAGCAGCGAGTGGGCTTTTCTGTACTTAGCGAGCATTTCGACCTCGTCGGGCTTGAGGTCAGCCCCATCGACCAGGTGCAGGCGGTACTTGTCGAGTTTGTCGGGTTTTCCGAGTTGTTTCATAAAAAAGCGGGATTACACCACTCAAGATGTAACCCCGCTCGAGGGCTCAGTAGGACGGTTTTACGCCGCCTCTCGCAGGCGCTCGGCCTGGAGCACCGGCTTGGGCATCCGGTACACCACGGCCGCAATGGCGCCGATGCTGGCCGGCTCGTCGTCTTCGTACTCGGCCTCGAAGATGCCCAGCCCTTCCACGCGCAGCAGGATTTCGCCGGTCGCATGGTTGAACCAGAACTGGTAGTAGAAGCCGTGCACCTGGATGGTGCATGCGCCGGCGTAGCAGGCGGGTATCTGGGCGTGGGTGCTCAGCCCTACAACGCGCACGGCGTATTCAGGCTTGATGAGGGTTTGGGCGAGCGTCGAGGCGGCGTAATTGATGGCAGCAGTCATGTGGTTGCGAGTGAGTTGTGAGGGTGATTTGATACTGTAAAGGTCTTCATACACAGCGAGATACACTAATTTTGAAAGCCTTTTAACTCATTATTTTTCAATTGTTTAGCTAGCCGCCGTAGCTTTGTAGTCCAACGGTGTAAGTTGTGAGACACCGTCGGGTGATTGATAGAAGCCCAACCAGCGCCCGGCTGGTTGGGCTTCGTCATTCAAAAGGGGCAATCGTCTTCCTCCTCAGGCGGATTCATCAGGGCCAGCAGGGTGCTGGCGTAGTGCCAGGTGAGCCGGAAGCCGGCCACTCGTCGAAAGCGCTCAGTCAGGCGGTGCCCGTAGCTCTGGGGGCGGTAGGTGTGCTGGCCGGCCGGGTGGGCCACGATGAATTGCCAGAGCGCATCCGGCTCCAGGGCCGGGCCGTCGTAGTCGGCGCTGAGGATATCGGCCTGCGCGTCGAGCGGCAAGCCATCGGGGGCACAGTAGCGGCGCAGCAGCTGCGGGGTGAGGTGGTTCACGTCGCCCCACCGCCGCAGGCTCGCTTCGGTGGTCGAGTTGAGCCCAGCTGCGATGCGGCCCCACTCGCTCCCATCGGGCTGCTCGCCGCCGGCCGACACGTAGGCCCGCAGGATGGTCATAGGGCAGTCGCACTCGGTGCAGAGCCACTCCAGCAGTTGCTCATCGGTGAGCACGTCGGGCGGGGCCGGCCGGCTAAGCGCATCGAGCAGGCGCAGCGGGTTCAGGCCGCAGGCTTCAAGCAGCTTGGCGGTCTGCACGTTGAAGTGCCGCTGCTGGCCTACCTGCGCCGAGAAGGCGTAGTAGCCGGGCTCGCTCAGCTCGTGCTTCCGCATCACAGCGGCCTTCTGGTCACCCTTGGGCATTGCCATCAAGGTCGAATAGGCCCGGCTCCGGGCTGGAAATTGCCTGCATGGCCTTGCACCGGGCCTCGGCCTCGCCGGGCACGTCGGCCAGGTTTTCGAGGTGGCTGCCTTCCTCAAAGAAGTGCTTCCACCCGCGCCCCGCCCGCCGCCCCGCTTCATTGTGCTTATCGTAGGCAAAATCGGGTATCGGCAAGTGCACGTGGTCGTGCAGGCGCCACTGGGCAATCAGTGTCCAGTCCACCAGGCGCGACTTGGGGGCGCGGCAGAGCAGCAGCACGGCGTGCGTCAGGAACAATCGCTCCGGCTGGTTCTTATCTTCCTTCTTGGCCGCCTGCAACTTATAGTGCTGATACAGCGCGTGCACCTCGCTCACGATGCCCGGCGAGGCCAGGCCCACGTCCTCGCTGGCCATGATGCGCAGGCGCTTCCAGATATACTCGCCGTAGTTGCTGTTGAATAGCTCCACGGCCCAATACATCGCGTCCTCTTCGAGGCCCCGGCGGATGCACTTTTGAAAGGCGCTGCTCACTTCAAAGAAGTCGTGGCCCTTGGCGGTTCTTAAATCGTACTTACTCATAGGGTTAAGGCAAAGGCGTAGCCAGGCCTCCGACCGGCAGGCAGCCGGAGGCACAGGTACACAAGTGGTTGTTAAAGGATTAGGCGCGCTGCATGTAGAACTGGTGCGCCTCAATGTGCCGGCCGATAACCAGGCCGCTGGGCGTCGTTTTCAGCGCCTCGGTCGTGTGGTTGTAGATGTCCCACAGCGTGCCGGCTCCGAAGTTGGTTTGCTCGCGCAGCTCGCCGCGAATGATGCGCAGCTGCGCCTCGTTCACTACCGACTCGGAATAAAATAGCTCGCCCAGGATTTCGTGAATCAAGCGCGGGTTCACCTCGACCTGTTTAAGCTTCTCGGTATCAAGCTGAATGCGCTTGAACTGCGCTTCGAGGTTATCGACTACCCCGCGCACCAGGCTCTGGAGGCCGGCAGCTAGGCCGCTGGGCGTGTGCATCGCCTGCACCTTGAAGTCGCCGGCAAACATCAGATTCGAGCAGACAATGACGCGCGCGCCGGCAGCTGCGCCGAGTAGCAGGCTCTTGTCGTAGCTGTTGCGGAAGCCCAGGGCCAGGTCCTGCTCGCCGTTGCCGCCGCCGATGGTCATGTGCCCGAACATCTGCTGCCCACTGCGATTGTGCTGGTAGCGCTCATCCTTCATCACGAGGCCGCGCTTGTCGAGTTCTTCCTTCACGGCATCGATGAGCGCGATGTGGCTCACGGGGGCGTAGGTGCGGGTGCTCGCCGGCACCGCGCAGGCCAGCAGCTCAGCCAGGGCACCGGTGGGCGCGGCCGGCGCGGGGCACGGCACCAGGGGCGCGGGCGTGGCGGGCAGGGGCACCGCTACGGGCGTAGGCTCAGCTATTACAACTTCCACGACGGGCGTAGGCGCAACTACTACCTGGGGAGTCTCAACGGGGGGCACGAAGTTGGCGATACGACGGGCTTTGCGCTTGGGGGGATTTTGAACTAGGGTGCTCATTGTGTGTGAGTTGTGTGGGTGATTTGATAGTATAAAGGTCTTCCAGCACGACGGATTACACTAATTTCAAAATCCTTTTAACTCATTATTTTTCAATTATTTATCCACAGCCAAAAGGGCATGAAAAAGCCCCTGGTGGCAGTCGCACCAGGGGCTTGCTGTTTAAGCTATTCGTGTCTAGCTGTCTTTTAAAAAAAGGTACACACTTATTGAAAGACTTAGGGCTAGTATGCCAAGAGAAATTGCTTTTCGTCTTTTCTTTTCTTCCTCATTAAGCTCCTTAAAGCCCAATACAGGTAGAATAAGCAGCATAATACAAATTAGCGCTACCATCCCCCAAAAGAGTAGCAACACCTCTCTGGAAATAGGAGCACCGTTCGGTGGTAGCAGTTGCCCTAGTAATGCAAACATCGTGAAGCTGTAGCAGAAACCCGAAAAATCATTTCTAAAACTACTCTTAAAACGGCAGTTTCAAAGTTTTCTGAAACTGATGCTTCCGCTTGGCTAGCTTGCTATCCTTCTTCTCCTGAATGGCCTCGCCAAAGCAGCGCTTCAGTAGTGCGAAGTCGGCCGCCTCAGCTTCCATGTTGCGGAACTCGGCCTGGCCCCCGGCCCCTTTGAAGGTGTCCTTCTGGGTGAAGCAAAAGCGGTTATCGCGCCAGATAATGCGGTGGTGGTAGGCGTTCAGGGCCGATATCCAGTAGTCGCAGTTGCACTTGATATCCGTGCTCCACCAGAGCTTCGAGCCGGCCAGGATGCCCTGGGCGCAGCCGTTAATCCAGCCCGTTAGCTGTATCGGGTTCAGCGCCTTGTACATCGTGGGGTTCTGGTTCGAGTTGAACCCGAACAGAAACGCGCCGGCCTGCTTGGCCGCGTAGGCGGTTTCCTGCACCAGCGCCAGGATGCGGGCCTCGTCCTTGATGTACACCGGCTCGCCGGCGGGCAGGTAGAGGCGGCGGAAGTCCGTCAGGTCGTCATCGACCATGAGCAGGTTGCCGAAGTGCTTGTACATCCAGTTGCGCTTGGCCTGCAAGCCCAGCACGTCGTCGGGGTGCAGCACCAGCTGCGCGAGCGGATGCGCGGCCCGGTACTCGGGCGCCTGGCTCTGCGGGATGCACACCACGGCCGAGGGCAGCAGGTCGAGCGTCGGAATACGCCCGGCCCGCTTGTGGCTGGGGATTACGATTTCAACGTGCATCGGGCGGCAAAGTCTTTGGCGTCAATGACGTGGGTAAGGCCCACTTCCTGGCTCTTGTAGCTCTGGCGCTTCTCCACGCCCAACAGCTCGCGCACGTTGTTCTCGTCTATCTCATTGCGGCACACAATGATGTAGGAGCTATACTTCTCGCTGAACTCGGCCACAATCGGGTATTCGGGCGCCGCTTCCTTGCCGGCCGCGCCAGCGTCGGCTACCTGCGCGTCCAGCGTGGCCAGCATCAGGCCCACGTCGTCGAGCACGTCGGTGTACTGCTCGCGCAGAATCTCATCAATCCACTCGCCCTCGTTAACGTTGGAGGTAAGAATGATTTTCTTGCGCTCGTCAGCTGATAGCTCGCGGTCGGGCACCAGCACGTTCACCACGTAGGCCGGGCCGTACATGCCCAGCAGCAGGTTGTGGCGCTTATTGAAGGTCAACAGGACGCCTGCCGTGTCGAGGGTCGCCGCCTCAAACACGCCCAGCTCGCGCAGCTTGCCTTCGAGGCGGCGGCGCTTCTCCTGGGTAATCTTGCCGAACGGGTTATTTTCGAGCGGCGTGAGCTGGTCGAGGCGGCGCGTAGCCGGCAGCCAGGTTATAGTTTGCTCCACGTGACGTTGGTTTTTTTACGGGCCTCCTGGCGGCGCTCCCGCTCGTGGGTGCGCTGCCAGTGGCGATAGTGACGGATGGTGCGGTGCGGGGCCACCATGAAGCGGTGCACCGAGGCGCAGCTGCTCAGCACTAGGCTGAAGGCAGCCACTACGAGTAGGAGCTTGCTCATGCCTTCAGCTGCATTTCCAGTTGCTGCAACTCGACATCGAGTTTAGCCGCTTTCTGGGCGTATTCGCTCCGCTTCTCTTCGGTTTTCGCAGTCTCGGCACTCTTGCGGGCTTTGCTGCGGTTTGACATCAGGCTTTGGCGCTTCTTCATCAACTCGGCCCGGTCGATGGCGGGCGCCGCGGATTCAGCACCAGGTGCAGCAGCGTCCGGAGCGGGCTGCTCAGCCGGGGCGGTGGGCTGCTCGGGGGCAGTGGACTGGCCGTTAGCCAGGTTGTTGCGCTTTTGGGCCAGCGCGTTGTACTGGGCCTCCAGCAGCAGGATTTGGGCCACCACCGGCCCCGCGTTCTCTTCGGTGAGGTCGTAGAGGCTGTTGCTCAGCTGCACGCGCTGGGTGTAGAGCCTGGTCATGAGCTGCGTGAGGTCGTCGGCCTGGGCCTGCAACTCGGCCGGCACGTGCGCAGGGGCCGGCTGCTCCGGAAAGTCCTGGACTGCATCGGGGCGCTGGGCCTCCACCACTACGCTGGCCACCTGCTGCACCGCGCCCTGCACGGCCTGGGCGAAGTGGTTGAGCACCTCGTTAATGTCCTCGATGCGGCCCCCGCAGCCGACCTTCACCAACTCGTACACAAGTTTTTCACGGTTGGCTACCGACTCCTTTTTGAGCAGCAGGTTCACCAGGCTCCGGTTGCCGCTGTGCTTTTGCAGCACTAGTACGCCGGCCTGGTAGTCGGCGGCTGCGCCGGCTTCGAGCCAGGCAAATACCTCTTCTAATTCATGTCCCATCGGCTGATAGCTTTGATTTCAGGTTTCTTGAAATCAAAGGTGGCCAAATGGGCAACCCACTAATAGGACGGATTTAGAGCAGCTCGCGGAAGGTTTGCACCACCTCCAGGTGGTCGCTGGTGGCCAGCCAGGTGTAGGGGTCCGCGTCCTTATTGATGCGCAGCAGCAGCTCATCGCCTTCCCTCAGCCACTCATCGAGCAGGTAGGTCATGGCCAGCATCAGCACCCGCGTCCCATTGGGCTCCAGCAATAGTTTATCCAGCAGCTTCCCCAGCTTCAAGGCCTCTTTCTCGGGCAGTGCTTCCTCCAGCACGTCCATCAGCCCTGAATCAATATCGGCCCCCTGGGCTAGATACTGAGCCAGCGGCTGAAGCCTAGAAAGCAGGAGATTAGCCGGAAGGGGCATGAGCAGCGCCGGGAAAGCCGAGAGAGTCGCTGCGAATTACCTGGTACGTCAAAAACGCCCCAGAAACTACGGGACTTACACCCGCACGCTCCCCCGGCCGATTCCAATTGGGCACGGCCAGGGGGCATTTTTGACAAGAAGGGTAACAGGTAATTCGCGGGGCAAAGGTAGCCACAAAAAAGCCCCACCTGGGTTAGAAGATATCCTAATCCAGGTGGGGCTTCCGTTGAGCCGAAGCCTTACTTGCCAGTGAGAAAAAAAGAAGGATTTATGAACGGCTAAGTCTATTCTTTCCCACCATCCTGCACTACGCAGCCGCACGGCATATCTTGCTGTTCACCGACACCGACCATATAGAGGTTGTCCTGGTAGTCGGTCCCGTCGTGGTCCTGGCCAAACAGAAAGCTCTGGTATTGACACTTACCGTTCTTGCGCGTGGATGCGACTATCCCCACGATGGTGCGTCGGGTGATTATGCCCGTGTACTCGTTACGCACAATACCCCAAGAAGTACTCTTAATCCGAACGGCAGTGGGTTTCTCCGGCCAATGCTTGGCGTTGAACACTTCCAGCATTTTAGCTTCCAGTTCCTCGTCTTTCATGCCAGCTGCGGGCAGGCAAACTTTAGTGTCATTCGGGTCAACTGGTGCCGCCGGGTCTGCACTGCTTTTTCCGCCCGAAACCTTGTCACTCACCTTTTTCACTAGGTTGCCTAGCTGCGCGTGCCCATTCAGGCTTACACCAAAGCAGACGAGTGCAGTAAAGAAAACTTTTTTCATAAATGGTTTTTGAAATAAAAATGCTGCGCAATATATGCACTTAACTGTTCAGCTAACTTCATCATAAATTTAGAATGCAATTAAAAACCCCCGCCTGAGTTCAGACGGGGGTTTTCATTCATAAAAAGTGAAATGCTACTAGGCAGCGGGCGTAGCCGCAGCTGCTACCAGCTTAGCCGACTGCTTATCAGTCAGGCGCTCCAGCACGTGGGTCTTGCCCACCAGCTCCTCGGCCAGCTTGTCGTCGATTTTATCGAAGGGGATGGTTTTCCCTTTATAATGGAGGCCCGTCAGGCCCTCCGTGTTTACCAGTTTGAACTGTTTCAGCATGACGCGAACGACTTATAAAACGTGAGAAATGGCACCAGGCGCTACTACACCGGCAGGGCTGCCGTGTAGTAGTAGGGCACGTGGGTGAAGCCTTCGCCGCTGAATTTGAAGTCAGTACCGTTTTTATCGGTGCCCTTCTTGCCCGACTTGTAGTCGTGCTCGAACTTCACGCCCCGGCGCTCGTCGCCCACCAGGCGCAGATTGCCGTTGCTGTCGCGGCCGGCCACCACGAAGTCGCCGTTGAGGGCCGACTGAATCACGGCATCAATCTTGGCGTCGCCGCGGGGCACGTACACGTTCAACTCGTGCTTGATGCTCTGGGTGCCGGCATCGCCCGAGCTGGCGTGATTGATTTCGCCCGTATCCTGAGCGAAGGCCCAGGGCACGAACTTGGCGCCCGTCTTGGGCACCAGCGCCGTACTGATGGTCACCTTATCGGCATCCACGGCGGGAAACACGTCGATGTCGCGCCGACGGATAACGTGGATATCCGTTAGGCCGCCTGGGTTCGGGCAATCGTCGGCCTCAATGGCCGCGAGGGGAATTACTGTGCACATAGTACTAAAAGTGAATGACTAAGACCGTAGGAGCAGGCGGTTGTGAGAGGCTGGCCGGGTGAGTGATAGCTAAGACCCCAGCCGCTGGGTAGCGACCGGGGCGAGCGGGTTAGACTACCGGCTCAGCGGCTTCTGCGTCGATGTACGCCTTGCCCTTCGTGGGCACCGCATCGTTCACCCACAGGTACTCCTGAATAGCGAAGTCGGGCGCAGCCTGGAAGTCGGCCATGATGTCGATGTTGCGGCGGTTCTTTTCCACGATGAACGAGTTGGGGCCCCCACCCAGCGGGCCAGTCAGCCACACCAGGTTATTCTTCAGCGTGCAAATCATGCCGCCCGTGTCAGCCAGGCCCGGCTCGGGTACAATCGTGATGTTGGTGCCGTCGAGCATCTTGTGCTCGAAGGGGCCGGTGTTGTTGGTGTTGCCGCCGAAGGTGCCGCGGTAGTCGCGGTTGTAGAACTTAGCCGCGCTGGGCTCCACCAGCATCACCAGGGGCTTGTTGATGAGGTGCGAGGGCACCTTGTCGGCCAGACCTTCGAGTTGGTCGATGGCGTTACTCTGCGTGATGGGGGCGCCGGCGAAAATCTGGCCGGCTGCCAGGTTCGCCTTGTAAATCAGCGGCAACAAGCCGTCGAACACACGGTTAGCCTGCTTCTTCGCGCCATTGTACACGCCTTTAAACACCGCGTCGAGGTGCATTTCCTCCTTGGCCTTCTCAGCCAGCTTGTCCATGATGTACTGCTGGAAGGGCACATCGTACACGTCGTTACGCTTGCTCTTGGCGATGCGGCCGAGGTAGCTCTTCCACATGGCATTAATCATGGTGGGGGTCAGAGTGTAGTCGATTTTGCAATCGCGCACTTGGCCGATACGGTTCTTGAACTGCACCGTGCCCTTGGGGTCGAAGGTGTCCTTGCCACCGGGCTGGAGCACCGACGAGACGAACATCTGGGTCAGGGCCAGCTGGTCGGTCACGTCGGGATACAGCTCCATGAAGTCCAGAAACGACTGGTCCGTGATGAGCATCGTGGTCAGGAGCGTTTCTGCTTCGCGCAGGGTGTAGCTCTGGATTTTGGGCCCGAGGCCCGAGAAGTCTACTGCTGGTGCTGCCATGCTAGTTATGCCGGAAAGCTTAAGCTAAAAGGTGATAAATGAATTACTTGTGGGCGGCCTACTTCTCGCCTACCCGCTTCTTGGCGCTGGCAATTGCCGAGGCCGAGGCTTTCTCCCACGAGGCGAGCGGTTCACTGGGCTCGTCGTCGAGGTCGTTGCTGTCGTCTTCCTCGCGGCCGTCAACGGCTTTCTGGTTGGCCTTCCACTCTTCGAGGGTGGCCACCTTATCGGAAGCGGTTTTGAGTTTAGCATCCGCTTCGGCCTTCTCATCCTGGGCGGTTTTGAGGGCGGCGGCAGCCTGCACGGCTTTGTCGTCGGCGGCTTTTTTGTCTAGCTCCAGCTGCGCGATTTTCGCGTCAGCGGCTTCGAGGTGGGCCTCAGTTACGGCCTCCGTGGGGGAGCCCAGGCCGAGTGCGGCTAGGATACTGGCGAACTTGATTGCCATGCGGAATTAAAGTTTTGGGTAAAGGATGAAGCGGATTTACCACCGCCCGTTTGAGCAAGCTTGGCGGCGTGATTAACAGCGTCTTGCAGCGAGCCGATAGCATCGACCAGGCCGTGTTTCTTGGCATCCGAGCCCTTGTAGACCTTGCCCGTGAACACGTCCTCTTTGGTGCTCAGCTTGCCGGCGCGGCCCTTGGTGACGGCTTCGATGAACGTCTCGCCTATCTGGTCGAGGTCGGCCTGCACGGCGGCGCGCACCTCGGGGCTGATTTCCTCGACCCCGTTCATGCGAGCCTTATCCACGGCCCGCGACGAGCGCAGAATTTCCACCTTAAGGCCCTGTTTCTCCAGGTACGCGCCCTGGAAAATATTCATGCACAGCACGCCCAGCGAGCCAGCGTAGGCAGTCGAGGCGCTGTTGATGAAGATGTAGCTGGCCTGCGAGGCAATCCAGTAGGCAGCTGAGGCACCCAGCCCGTCGATGTAGGCCACTACGGGCTTGCCGCTCAGGGCCACGGCCTGGGCCAGCTCCTCGGTGCCATCTACCTGCCCACCGGGCGAGTCGATATCCAGCACGATGGCCGAGATTTCGGGGTCGCGGTTGGCGGCGTTGATATGCGCCACCAGGTCTTTGGTGCCCAGTGAGCAGTAGCCGCCGCGCTTCTGCACGGTGCCCTGCACCGGAATGACGGCCACCTTTGAGCCGCTGGTATTGGCCGAGCTCCCGCCGCCGCTACGGCCGGCCAGCACCTGGGCAATGCCCGAGGCCAGGTTCAGCCCGTGGCCCTGGGGCTTCACGTCGAGGCCGGCCAGCTCACCGGCCTGGGTTACCCACATGGTGGGGTAGCCGTCGGCCATGTGCGAATACTGGCGGGGCTTGGCCTCGCTGGCATCCAGCGCCGGCAGGCCCTGGTCGAGGCGAGCATAAATGGCGGCCTTGGCGACCCCGTAAAACTTAGAATCCAGAGCCCAGCAAGAGCTAGCAAGTAGGTCGAACATAAAAGGCAATCATTGTAAACCACCTGGCGGGGTGGTTTACAATGATTGCCTTTTATGGAAGCCAGGCGTAGGACGGATTTAGCCTAGCAAAAAGCCCCGCCTGAGGGGGGCGGGGCTTGTCTCAACTGGCCAACTGCGCACGCACGGTACCCAATTCCTTTTCAAGCGCTTGCAGCTCACGCAGCAGGGCCTTCTCGCGGCTTTCGAGTTGGCGCCGGGCCTGGGCCGGCGTCAGCGTGGGGGTGCGGCGCTGGGTAAGGGCCAGGCGCTGCGCCCGGCGGGCCTGGGCCTCGGGCGTGGCCGGGGGCGTGCCGCCGACCAGCGGCGAGGGCTCGGGCGAGGGTGGTGGGCCAGCCGTGGCAACCAGCAAGCGGTCATAAAACGAGAGCATAAAAACAGCGAAAACGGGAAGAGAATAACAAGTAAAAGGGTAGCCAGCAGCCGCCAGCCAGTACTAATTTCACGCTTTCAGCCACCCGTCTCGCGCGGCAGTAGTCCAGCTCGCCGCCCGCATCGGCCAGCCGGCTACTTAGCTCGATGAATGCGTCAGGGGCGAAACGTGGCGGGCAACTGCTGACATACCATCACCACTACGGTAGCCAGCAGCAGCCAGGCCCCGAGTTTGAGCACGGAGGCGAAGGTGAAGCGCGGCATCAGGCGAAAGCACTAGGGGCGGCGTCGGCCAGCTGGCCGTAGTCCTGCACCAAGTCGTTAATGTTTACCTGCTCCTGGGCGCAGACTACGCCAAAAAAGCGGTCTTGCAACATCAGCGGCTCGGGCTTGGCGTCGAGCCACTGCTCCCAGCTCTGGCCCGGCTCGAAGGTTTCGAGCTGGCCGGTGGCTAGGTTGCGGGCCGTGCCCGGCAGTTGCAAGGCGGGCACGCCGGCCGACTGGAGCCGGTAGCGCGGCCGGCCAGCCGGCGTGCTGGTCGGGTCCACGGCGCACGTGCTGTCGCCGATGATGAGCACGTCGGCCGTGTTGGCGTTGCTGGCCGGCAACTCGTCGCCGTAGGAACCATCGGCGTTGCAGGCGAATTGCCGACGCTTAAACCAGAGGCGTACCACGCGGCAGCCGTTATCGAGAAACTCTACCTCCAGCCGGCGGGGCTGGGCACGCTGGCGCACAATGGTATGGGCACCAAGCTCCACGTTCACCACGTCGAGCGCAAGCGCGGGCAATTCAGGGGTAAGTAGCATGTTACAAAAAGGTTGGGTGGCGGGTGTAGACAATAGCCCCGTCGCGGTAGGTGGCCCGGTTGCCGTTGGCGTTGGGGTCAGTGGTGTTAGCCGTTTTCTGCTCGCGGAACTGGTAGCGGCCGGCCGGCAGGCCGCGTAGCTGAATCAGGCCGGGCGTGGCCAGGTGTGAGTACAGGTTTTGGCCCTGGTAAGTGACGTAGTAATTAAGCGTATTGCCTAAGTTATCATCCTGCCGACCAGTCGTTTGCCACTGGTATAGATAGCAGTAGCTGCCGATGCCCGCTCCAAATTGCACCCAGCCGCTGTTGGTACGACTATCCAGGGCGCGGATAAAAAAGTCCATTTTACCGTCGTCCTCCGATG